GCCTCGCGCATTTGGCCCCGGGTTTTCGAGTTTGGAAGATAGGTAATTAGAAGTATGGGCCAGAGAGGACCAGCAGCGACGCCTACAGCCGTCCTAGAGCGGCGTGGATCGTGGCGTGCGAACTCCCGGCCCAATGAGCCACAAGTGCGAGAGGCCGACACAGAGCCTCCTGAGTGGCTTGTCGGCGTTGCTCGTGAGTTGTGGGAGGAACTGGCCGACGAATTGACGACGGCCGGCATGATGAAACAAACCGATCGGCTGATGCTTGCGGCGTTGTGTCGGACTTACGGATCGTGGCGAGCGGCGTCCGATCCAGGCATCGCCGAGAAGCATTTGGCATCGTTGATTCGGCTCGCCAAGGAGTTTGGATTGACGCCGGCGGCGCGGACCAACGTTCACGCCAACCCGGCCAAGACGAAAGAGCAAAGCGGAAAAGGAAGATTCTTCAAAATCGTGGGCTAGATCGACGGATCGAAAAGGCGGCTTGCCGAGCCACCTTGCCCACGCAACTAATCGGCCGCACGACGGCGGTGCTTGGAAAGATTGCCCAACGTGGCAACCGTTCTGAGCTACAACCTGAATAAGATCGCCCGCGAAGGCATCCCCGGTTACGATCCGTTCGCAACCGCCGGAGATTGCACGTTCGATGAGGAACGCGCACAGTTCGCGATTGATTTTATTCACGAATGCTGTCGGCACGTCAAAGGCTCTCTAGCCGGCAAGCCGCTCCACCTGGAACCGTGGGAGCAGGCTATCGTCGCGAACATCTACGGCTGGATTCGGCCGGACGGAACGCGACGCTTCCGCGAGGTGTTTATCTTCGTGCCGCGAAAGAACGGCAAGACGTGTCTCATTGCGGCCCTGCTTGTTTACGCTCTCTACTGCGACGGCGAACCGGGAGCGGAAATCTATTCGGCGGCGGCAGATCGGGACCAGGCCCGACTCGTGTTCGAACAGGCTCGCGGGATGGTCACGAACGAACCCGAGCTACACACCCGGGCGAAGGTCTATCAAAACAGCATCGTGGTCGGCGATTCGTGCTACAAGGCCCTGAGCGCCGAGGCGGGCACGAAGCACGGGTTCAACTCGCACATGATCGTTATCGACGAATTGCACGCGCAGCCGAACCGTGAACTGGTTGACGTGCTTCTGACCTCGACGGGAAGCCGGACGCAGCCGCTCGTGGTCCATATCACGACCAGCGACTTCGAGCGGGAGTCGATCTGCAACGAGAAGCACGACTACGCCGGCAAGGTGCGTGACGGCCTGATTGACGATGTTTCGTTTCTGCCGGTGATTTACGAGGCCACCCTGGATGACGATTGGAAGTCGCCCGAGGTGTGGGCCAAGGCGAACCCGAATCTCGGCGTTTCCGTTTCGCGCGAATACGTGGAGCGCGAGTGCAAGCGGGCTATCGAGTCGCCCACGTTTGAAAACACGTTCAAGCGGCTACACCTGAACATCCGCACGGAGCAAGACGTTCGCTGGCTTGCGATGGACCGCTGGGATGCGTGCGTCGAGAAGTTCGACCGCAAGGCCCTGTTGGACTGGCCCTGTTGGATGGCCCTGGACCTTTCGACCACGACGGACGTGACGGCCCTTTGTGAGTGCTTCCGATCCGAGGATGGCCTGTATTACCTCGTGCCGCACTTCTGGATTCCGTCGGAGAAAGCCCGCGAACGCGAGAACCGTGACCGGGTACCCTACCTGACATGGGCACGCGAGGGGCTCGTCACGATGACCAACGGCGACGCGGTGGATTACTCGCAAGTGCGTCACGACATCAATGAGCGAGCCAGCCAAGTGCAACTGCAAGAGCTTGCGGCCGACCCCTGGAACGCGGCCCACTTGCTGCAAGAGCTTGGCGCCACGGACGGCCTGCCCGTAGTCGAACATAGGCAGGGCTATGCGTCGATGAGCGGGCCGACCAAGGCGTTCGAGCAGGCAGTCATCGCGGGCAATGTGCGGCACGACGGCAACCCGGTTCTCCGCTGGATGGTGTCGAACGTGGTCGTGGACATGGACGCGGCCGGCAACGTGAAACCGAACAAGGCGAAGTCGGGCGGATCGGGCCGAATCGATGGCGCGGTCACGGCAATCATGGCGGTCGGCCGTGCCGCGCTCGAGGAAGGCTTTTCGTCGGCGTACAACTCGCGCGGCGTGCTCTACGCAAACGACATCCTGGAGGATGACGACGCATGACGCGAGGGACTTTGGCGAATGTGCTTGTGGTCGGCGGCCTGGTGGCCGTGGCGTGTGCGGCTTGGTTGGTTCACCCGGCGGCCGGCGTGGCCGTGGCCGGAATCGCGGCGGTTGCCGTGGGAATCGGACTCGTGAGGGAAGACACATGATTGCGCGCGCACTCTCGACGATCCTTCCGCAGCGGCGGGCCATGGCGGGGACACCCGGCCCTGATGACGACTTCTGGTTCCAGCCGGTGGGCCAAGCCACGACCAGCGGCATTACCGTGACGCCCGAGAAGTCGATGGGCGTCTCGGCGGTCTACGGTTGCGTGCGACTGTTGCGTGAGTCGCTCGGCTCATTGCCCTGGAAAGTCTACAAGCGAACCGGCGAGAAGTCGAAGGAAACGGCTCAGGACCATTACCTTTGGCGAGTGTTGCACGATCGGCCGAACCGTTGGCAGACGGCGATGGAACTGAAAGAGATGGCCGTGGCCCACTTGTGTCTTCGCGGCAACTTCTACTGTGAGATTCGAGGCGCCGCGAGCTATATCGAGCTTCTGCCGCTATCGCCCGACCGCATGGAAGTCAAGCAGCGTGACGACTACTCGCTTGAGTACAAATACCACCACGCGGAGACGGGTGTTCGAACCTATCGGCAGGAAGAGATTTTCCACGTCCGCGGCCTGTCACTCAACGGGATCACCGGCGTTTCCGTTTTGGAGTTTGCCCGCAACGCGACCGGGGCGGCGATTGCGCAAGAGGCCCACGGGTCGGCACTGTTCAAAAACGGCGGCCTTCCCACGGTCTGGATTTACCGGCCACCCGAGGCTAAGTGGAATCAGAACGCACGGAAGAACTTCCGGGATTCCTGGCGGTCAATTCACGGCGGCGAAAACAACAGCGGCAACCCGCCGATCCTCGAAGACGGAGCCGAGTTGCGGTCCATCGACATCAGCAATCGCGACACCCAATGGATCGAAGCACGCGGTTTCTCGGCGGAAGAGATTTGCCGTTTCTTTGGCGTGTCGCCCCACATGGTCGGCGTCAAGACTTCGGCACCACTGGGTAGCATTGAGCAGCAATCCTTAGAGTTCGTGCTGTACACCCTTGGTCCGTTGGCCGTGCGATTCGAGCAGGCGGCGAACCGTGACCTACTGGCCGACGAATCGGAAACACACTTCACCAAGATTCAACTCGACGCACTGCTACGCGGCGACCTCAAGAGTCGCTATGAGGCCCACAACATCAGCGTGCAAGGCGGCTGGGCGCTGGTCAACGAGGTGCGCGAACTGGAAGACAGAAACCCGATTGAGGGCGGCGATGAACCGCGATACCCGATGAACATGCAACCAGCCGGCGGGATGCCGGACCAGAACGAGCAGGGCGGCCAACCGGGCAAGGGCACGCCGAAGCAAGAGCCACGCGAGCCGGATGCACGGGCGGCGTTTTCGATTTTGCTCGACGAAGCGGCAGGCAGGATTGCCGCACACGAGATTAGGCATATAGACGCGAGAGTTGACAAGGCCGACGAAGACCCTGTTCGGTTCGCGGAGTATCTAACTGAACTCTACGACAAGCAACATCTGCCCTATGCCGCGAAGGTGCTTGATCCGATCCGTGCATCCTGGCTCGCCATGACTGGAAACCGGACTGACGACGAAAGATTGAACGAGGCCCTCGTGCTTGGCAGCAACACCTTCGCCGCGAGCGGCTGGCCCGACTTGAAAGAAACCCGCGCCGCACAACTGGCGACACTCTTGAAAGAGGAGTTCTTCGGATGAAATACCAACGCATCCTATCAGCCGTCGAAAACACGGTCTGGGCAATCGCCCCCGAGAAGATGGAAACGATTTGCGGTTTCCTCGAAGCCAAGGCGTCGGGCCTGTCGATCGACGCGGCGACGATCGAAAGGGTTGCGGCGTCAAACCGCAAGGAGCGAACCGGCACTGTCACGCGGTCGGTCGGCGTGTTGCCCGTGATCGGCGTCGTTAGTCAACGCATGGACCTCTTTATGGAGTTCTCGGGCGGCGTCTCGACGG